GCCATGACACCCAGAGAGATTGGGCGAGCGATTCATCATGTGAGCCCCTATAAATTTGATCGTCCCGTCAAGCCTTGTGATGCCCCTCCGTTTCCCTCGGCGCCGACCTATGATGCCAAGGGTTGGAATGTCATGACACAATGGTATCAGACCCACCCTAAACCTCAGGTTGTGTTATTTTGGAATGTGGCCTCTTAACCTCTTGACTTTTCCACCTAGATATGAGATAATACAACAGGTTGTGTTATTTTGGAATGTGGCCTCTTAACCTCTTGACTTTTCCACCTAGATATGAGATAATACAACATGAGAATTTTATTCTGCGGCGACCGTAGCTGGACCAACTACAAAGTTATTTGTGATGTAATGATCGAGCATCAACCCACGGTCGTGATCGAGGGTGGCGCCAACGGTGCCGATTCCTTAGCCCTTGAAGCCGCAGAGGCATTCGATGTGCGCGTACAAAGTTTCCCTGCCGAGTGGGACAAGTACGGCAAGGCGGCAGGACCTATTCGCAATACCCGAATGCTCAACGAGGGAAAGCCCGATCTTGTCATTGCCTTCCATGACGACCTCCAGAACTCCAGAGGTACATTGGACATGGTGAATCAAACCCAGAAACGGAAAATTCCACTGAAGGTCTATAACTCAAAAGGTACACTCTATTGTGAAACAAGGTACACTTTATTATGAAACAAATTCAGAGCCAATATATGAGACATATGATCTATGATATGAAATTCATCCACCAAGGATGGTTTTCCGATCAGGAGGCACTAGATGCTGCCCGTTTGGTGCCCTGTTGCGTGTATGGGTTTATATTGGCAAAACAACGGCCTCACATTTCCATGCTTCCATGTGACTATCCGGATGCCCTATACATAGGTCAATCCTCTGGTGATCCCAGCTTTGATAGAAAATCAAAGAAGGGAAAAGGACAAGTAAAGTATACAATGGTCAAGCGTGTACTGGCACATCGGTACCAAATATCCCTGGTAAGACGCGGCATCAACAAAAATAAAAAATATGTCGAGATCGTCGAAAGGATGGACGCCGACCCAGAGTTGACACTTTGGATCTGTTTCGTTGCGCCTGATATCAACGAAACGGACCTTGAAGGCACACGGTCTATGTGTTTAGCCATTGAGTCCTGTGGGATTCTCGATTATACCTTGCGATGGGGCGGCGCCCCAAGCATGAACGGAGCCCATAAGCAAAGCAATTCCAGAAAGAACCCCGGATCAATTTCCTCCAAATATATTACTTCTGTGCGCTCATTACCCTTTTGAAAGGTCTATACAATATGAATTGGTTCTATGAAAAGAATACCGAACTGTTAGAATCCCCAGTCAACAAGACCTTTGAGGAACTCCTTTGGATGACTCCCGCTCAGTTTCGTGATTGGGTGATTGAGTTGCGTAGGGTCGTGGTCTATCTCTGGGACGAAAAGGGGCAGCCTCCTCGTGTGGGGTATGATAAGTCTGAGATCATCGAACAGTTTAGGTTAATGGAACCCTTTATTGTTAGTGCTGATGATCGACACCCTAAGGAGGGGTTTCTAAAAGTCGATGAACTCACAGGTAAGAAGAACGTGGTCCGCAACACCTCAAACCTGGGTAACGCGGTCAATCAATTCTTTCCCAGTATGATGAAGACCCGAATCAACTACTCCAAAGACACCTCGGCTGGAAAATCTATCTACGACTACTTTGCCGATCCTGCGCTCATTGATAAGTTTGTTGGCTATGCAAGCCGACACTTCAAACGAGATTCGTTTTATCACTTCTCGGTACCCATCCAGGTTGCCGATATCACACGCTATGAATACCTTCCCGTCGCCAAAACAGGTATCGAGTGGATTCAGTCGTTTGAATCAGGTCATTGGAGAGACCGAGGGAAGTGGGACTATTGGGTCTGCCCTAACGATGAGGAATTAGGTTATACGGGGTATAATGAGGACCTCAAGGACGTGAAGTATTTGCGCCTGAGTCTCGATCAAATCAAGAGCCTGGGGGATCTGATTCCTGAGAACTGCCGGACCAATGTCCTTGACACTCGCACAGACTACACCATCAGGGTCTTTGAAAAGGGACAGAAAGTATTCCCTATCAACCTGAAGGTCTTTCGGGTGTCCTTCTGTCAATACGCGACCAACTTTCCGCCGTTGACGGCCAAGTACATCTATGAGAAGTATACCGAAGAATGGAAGCATGAAGAGGACATTTTTGTCTGGGATCCGTCAAGTGGTTGGGGTGGGCGTCTTCTGGGTGCCATGGCCGTAGAAGATCGCCGGCATCTTGTGTATCTGGGTAACGATCCCAACACCGACCACACCACGACCCCTGGGCGAACGAAGTACCATGAGATTCATGACTTCTATACCGAGCATGTTAAAAAAGGTGGCTTTTTTGGACTCCCCCATACCGATTTCAAGTTCTGGCAACAAGGTTCCGAAGAGATGCAGTATGAGCCTGACTTCCAGCAATATAAAGGAAAACTCTCGCTGGTGTTTACGAGTCCTCCCTATTTTGCCAAAGAGGCCTACTCAGAAGATCCAGCCCAATCATACAAGAAATTTTCACAGTATGACCTCTGGCGCGACGGTTTTCTGCATGTGACACTCAAGACGGCCTATGAATGGCTTCGTCCTGGTGGTTACTTGGCCTGGAATATTGCTGATGCGGTATTCGGTGGAGAGATGCTACCACTGGAAGCCGACTCCAGGACCTATCTTGAGTCCCTGGGTATGGTGTACCAAGATACAGTCAAAATGACTCTGGCACAAATGCCAGGAGGGAATCGTTTGGATACTGTGACAGGGCTGCCCAAGGCCAAGAACTTCTGTAAAGTCTTGTCGGAATCTGGCAAGGGGGATATGTGGCTGAAGTATGAGCCTATAATGATTTTTCGGAAGCCCATATAGGACCGCTGAGGAAGGCCCAGGAACCACGATCCCCTCATGACTCGATACAAGCCCCGCACCAACGCAAAACCCACATTTTAGCGTTTTCACACACTTACGCCTACATTAGAATTCTTGACTCCTTCCTTCCCCTATGTTATGATTAGTGTATGAACACCCCCAAAAAACTCGCTACTATTTCCCTCGGTGCTGTTGTCCGTCATTGCGACGAGGCTGCCATGAAAACCCAGTCTGGACTGGTCGTGGAAGATGCTGGCACAAAATACGGTCGGCACTATGTCTGGGTCGCATGGATCGAGCCAGAAACGCAAGAAGTCAGAAAAACAGCATTCTGGGACGATAAACTCATAAATTTCAACGAATCGACACATAGTTTTTTAGAAAGAACAGCAAAATCAACGAGTTAGATGTGAAATAGTTCTTGACTCTCCGGAGTCACTATGTTAGTATAGAAACATGATGATTGACACAAACAAACAAGAGGGGCGCAAGGGAATGTATACGGTTGAGACAAAAAGTATGTTAGCCAAACTGATGGCCATGGAAAACCTGACCATCGAGCAACGTGGGACTCGTACCGCCTCGTTCAATCCTTCCACCCGCACATTGACCGTGCCGGTCTGGTCAGACATTTCAGGTGAATTATACGATCTTCTGATGGGGCATGAAGTTTCTCATGCCTTGAATACACCAGCAGACGGCTGGCATGATGCCCAGAAATATTTTGGCAAGGACAAGAAAGTAGGACCAGCTTCCAAGAAGGCGTTTGGTCATTTTTTGAATGTCGTGGAAGATGCCCGCATCGAAAAACTAATCAAGCGAACCTATCCTGGTCTGCGCCGTCCGATGATCCAGGGCTACAAAGAACTGATGGCGCGGGACTTTTTTGGACTCTCCAAGATTGCTGATACGAATGAATTGTATCTTATTGACAAACTGAACCTTGCGGCCAAACTCGGCACCGCGATGAACATTCGGTTTACCGCGAAGGAAAAGCCGTACTATGATGAACTGATGGCACTGGAGACCTGGGAACAAGTGGTCGAATTGACCAACAAGTTGTTCACCTACAGCAAAGAAGAACAAAAAGAAGGCAACAAGAAAAAACAGGAATTGGCCGATCACCTCAAAGAGACCTATGCCGACGAGCAAGATGCAGAAGACGCAGAGAATGACCGAGAAGAGGAAGAAGAGGAAGAAGACGGTTGGTCCTTCGATGAGGACGAGGAAGACGGCGACGAGGGCGGGGGTTCAGGCGACGAAGACGAGGGCAAAGACGGCAAAGGCAAAGGCGAAAACGCCGACGATGAAGAAGACGAAGCCGATGATGCCACGACCGAAAAACAGCAAGACCGGGCGCAGGGTAAACGTAGTCAGTCCAAGAAACCTGCCATGGCACAGAGCGCCAAGGGCACTGGGGGCACACTGACCTCTGATTCTGAATTTATTCCTGAGTCTAAGACCGATGAAGCCTTTAGGAATATGGAGCAATCATTGGCCAAGGATGATGATATGGCTTCACATTATGTCAATATCCCTACTCCTAATTTGGAAGATATTGTGGTCCCTGCATCCAAGGTCAATAAACTGTTGTCGGAATTCTACTCGCCCAACCGCATAGTCGGTATGGCGTTGTTCAATGAATTCAAGCGTAAGAATGAAGATTATATCTCATTACTTGCCAAAGAATTTGAAATGAAGAAGGCGGCCCGTAGCTACGCCAAGGCGAAGATTTCTGACAGTGGGGACATTGATCTGAACAAACTGGCCACCTATCGCTTGGAAGACAATATGTTTCGCAAGATGATGGTGGTGCACAAAGGAAAGTCACATGGTTTGGTCTTGCTGTTGGATAAGTCTGGCAGCATGAGCGAGCACATTGAAGGGGCCATGGAACAGATCCTTGTCATGGCGATGTTTTGCCGCAAGGTCAACATTCCGTTTGTGGCGTATACCTTTACGGCAAACGGCTCCTGCTCGGATGTCGATTTTCCTAACAGGGGAAAATATGATTCCAAGCCGCTGAAGCAGTTTTCTCTGAATACTGGTGATTTGCACATGGGTGAATTGAGCCTGCGGGAAATGTTCAATTCGCGTATGTCAGCGAGCGATTTTATCACGGCCGTTATCAATCACCTGTCATTGGCCAATGGGTTGAGAAGCCGGTCAAATCGGTGCTCGGCTCCTTCCCATGAGGGAATGGGTTCGACCCCACTGAACGAGGCCCTTGTGCCGTTGAGGGATATGCTCCGCGCCTTCAAGGCCTCCTATCGTTTGGACCTGGTCAATACGATCATCGTTCACGACGGTGATTCGGACGGAAACCGTGATTTTTGGACGGCCCCCAAGGGAGCCTTTGGCAGAGACCGGATAGCATTTGATGTGGAACACCAGCATGTGACCTTGGTTGACACCAAGGAAAAAGTCCAGATCAAGTTGCCCAAGAGCCGCACTGGGGTGACGATTGGACTGATGAAGTGGATCCAGATGACCACGGGTTCGGGGGTCTTTGGGTTCTACATTACCAGCAACCGAGTCAAGGATGTTCGTCATGAAGTGGCCAAGTTGTACACTGGTCCTAATGGGTTCAGAATTCCTACAGGGCGTTGGGATCAGACACCTGAGCAGACCGTGGCCTTGGATAAACTGGCCCACCAGTTGATCGAGACCAAGTTTCTGGAATCGTTTGCTGATGGGTATACCAGACTGTTTTTCATACCTGGAAGCCACGATCTCAAAACTGAGTCTGGGCTCCTGGCACCGACGGTCGATGGGTACAAGTGGACGCCGGGCCGTTTGCTGACCGCATTCAAAAAAGTCAGCAAGCGAAAGTCTGTCTCCCGTGTCTTGGTGACAAAGTTTATCACGATGATTGCCGAGTAGGACGAACAAGGTGACTCTAGGACCGCTTAGGATTGGACAGGTCTATGATAGCATGGACGCCACAAGATCCACGGTCCTAGACCCTTTGTGGGGTTGTTCAGAATTGAACACCTCATGACAAAAATTGTCACTTTTATAATGTGGAAACCGTCGATTTTGCTTGCATTCTAATCGGTACTATGTTATTCTTATAGCATAGTGATTGAGAGAGTTATTTAACAAGGAGCAGTTTATTATGAGTGCCAGAATTGAGTCCCGCGAAAAGTTTTTGAGTCTGTTGGCATCCTCCGGTCGGAGCATTATCACGATCCAGGAAATCAAGGATCTCTGTGAGGCCAACGATCTGAAAGTCCCCCAGTGGTTCACCAAGGATCCTGAGAACCGAGCCGGGCGCGGGACCTATCTTGTCCAAAATTCTGTGGTCAAGAATCTCGCAAAAACTGGTCGATTGAATATCAAGACACAATCTAATGCTCCTGTGGAGGAAACTGTGGAAGAGGAAATTCAGATGCAACCGTTGACGATGAAAGCCAAGCCGCGGGTACAGTCTATGGTGACGGATATCGAGGATCAAGGGATCGTTCCGGCCAAGTATAAGAACTATGTGCCCTTCGGTAACTTTGAGGATCTCAAGTCCATCATTGTCTCACGCCAGTTTTATCCTGTCTTTATTACCGGTCCATCTGGAAACGGTAAGTCTATGTCCGTGGAGCAAGTCTGTGCCTTGCTCGGTCGTGAATATGTCTGCGTCAGCATGACACCTGAGACCGACGAGGGCGATCTGTTGGGCAACTACATACTCATTGACAACCAGATGGTCTGGCGCGATGGTGCGGTGACCGTGTCCGCTCGGCGTGGTGCCGTGCTCTGCATCGATGAAATCGATTATGGTGCCCAGAATCTCTCCTGTCTCCAGAGGGTCCTGGAAGGCAAACCGTTCCTCTTGAAAAAGAAGGGCGAGATTGTCACACCGGCCCCTGGGTTTCAGATCATTGCGACCGCGAATACCAAGGGCAAGGGTTCCGAGGATGGTCGCTATATGTTTACCAATGTCCTCAACGAGGCGTTTCTTGAGCGATTCCCTATTACCTTTGAGCAGGAATGGGCACCGAATGTGGTGGAGCGTAAGATCGTCAAGAAGGAATTGGAAGCCGCAGGGCGCGGGGATGATGACTTTGCCAATTTCCTCGTTATTTGGGCTGCCACGATCCGCAAGGCGTATGATGAAGAAGGTGCCTCCAGTGAGGTCATTTCCACGAGGCGCCTGGTGCACATTGCCCGAGCGTACCCGATTTTCAACGGTGATCGTATGAAAGCGATTACTTATTGTTTGAATCGTTTCGATGAAGAGACCAAGAAATCATTCATTGACTTGTATACCAAAGTGGATGCGAGCGTGGTAGTGGCCAATACGATAGATGCGGCCAATACCACTGTGGTTGCCGATCAAGTAGAGGTGCCGGCATAGACAAAATGGCAGCGAAAAGTTCTTGACATAGCACGATGACTATGCTATAATGTATCTTCACTGTGCATCGAATGTTTCGATAGAGGAAGGGGCGACCTCTTTTATTCGCCCCAGTTATTATGAGGTGTTTTTATGGTTAGTACAGTTTCAGCAAAGTCACGCATTTTGAACTATTTGGCGAAGAAGTCCCCGAAGGGTGTGAATAACACCCTGACAACCAGGCAGGCACAGTCCCGCTTTGGTATCAGCAATGTCGCTGCGCGGGTTGCTGAACTCCGCCAAGAAGGGTATTCCATCTACACCAACTCCAAGAAGACTGCCCAGGGCAATCGGTTGGCGTTGTATCGTTGGGGCCGTCCTTCGGCGTCCTTCATCAACGAATGTGAAGTGGCTGGCGTGACTGCAAAGGGACCACAGGCCTAATCAGCCTTTTCCCTTTCTCTAGTCGGCGGAGGCCTCTCGTTCTGAGGGGCCTCCGCTTCGTTGTTTCTCCTTTCACCAATCTAAAGGCACACTATGATCGGCAACGAATTGTACCGGCACACCAAGTGGGACATCAGGTTTGTCGAACTCGCCAAGCATATCTCCCAATGGTCCAAAGACCCCAGTACCAAAGTCGGCGCCGTGATTACCGACAAACAAAATCGAATTATTTCCTTGGGGTATAATGGGTTTCCCAGTGGGATTAAAGATACTCCTGAACGCTTACAAGAGCGTGAGGTCAAGTATTCAATGGTGGTTCACGCTGAAATCAATGCCCTAATGTTTGCCCGACAGAACCTTGATAACTGTGTCCTGTATCTCTGGCCTTTTCTCTCCTGTTCCCACTGTACCACCGTCATTATCAATGCGGGTATCAGTCGTGTGGTCGCCCCACTGAACGACAACCCCCGATGGAATGACTCGATTGCCTTGAGCCGCGCCCTGTACCATGAAGTGGGTGCCCAAGTGGTGCTATTACCAGGGTTGATTGAACCTGGGGTGCAGGGATGAGCATTGTTGCAGGGGTCCTTACAGGTGTGGGGGTCGGCATCGTCTTTTTTCTTCTACTGGTCGTCTTTGCGGCGTTGCTAGACTATTATCTCCCCAAGGACTAATATGAACGTATCCGGTACCTTCACCCTAGTCTGTTTACTTGGTATCATCATCAGTGTTGCCATCATTATCATTGAATTTTTTAGTAAAAAAGGATGACTATATAGGAGCATGGGTTTATTATAATCAAGGAGGTTTGATGTGGAAATAAAGATTGATGTGGAAGAGTTGCGGAAGAATAAGATTTTCATTGCCACTCCAATGTATGGAGGGATGGCCTGTGGAATGTATATGAAGTCCTGTTTGGACCTCCAGACGATCTTCCAACAGTATGGCATTCCTGCTCGGTTCTCGTTCATCTTCAACGAATCATTGATTACCAGGGCGCGTAATTACCTGGTCGATGAATTTCTGCGTACAGACTTTACCCATCTTCTTTTCTTGGATGCCGACATTCACTTCAACCCCCAAGATATTGTTGCTATGTTGGCGTTGGATAAAGAGATCATCGGTGCACCCTATCCCAAGAAAGCATTGAACTGGCACAACATTGCGCTCGCGGCTCGCAATCATCCAAACCTTGATCCCAAGGAACTTGAAGCGGTGGTGGGTGATTATGTGTTCAATGTGGTCAAAGGCACCGAGAAGTTCCAGGTCTCTGAACCTTTGGAGGTTATGGAAATCGGCACCGGGTACATGCTCGTCAAGCGAGAAGTATTCCCCAAGTTTGCCGCGGCCTATCCAGAACTCAAGTATCGCCCCGACCATGTGGGCCAGGCGAACTTTGATGGTACTCGGTATATCCATGCGTACTTTGATACCGTGATTGACCCACAGTCAGAACGGTACTTGTCAGAAGATTATATGTTCTGTCAATATTTCCGACGAATTGGTGGTCAGGTCTGGTTGTGCCCCTGGGTCCAGACGCAGCATGTGGGGACTTATGCGTTTACCGGGAACATGGCAAAGATTGCAGACCTCACTGGGAAACTCTAAGGGAGTCTTTATTATGATTATCGGTCTTGTGGGTTTTATAGGGGCAGGAAAAGGCACCGTAGGGGACTTTTTGGAGCAGGATCACCACTTCATTAAAGATTCCTTTGCGGCGCCTCTCAAAGATGCTGTGGCGCTCATCTTTGGATGGGATCGGGAGATGGTCGAAGGGGCATCACAATCCTCTAGAGCGTGGCGTGAACAACCCGATCAATTCTGGACAGAGAAATTTGGGTATACGTTCACACCACGAATGGCCTTACAATTGATGGGGACTGAAGCAGGCCGTAATGTGTTTCATCCCGACATTTGGGTGGCGAGTCTGTTGAATCGGTGTAATAAGCGTATGGAGAATACGGTTATCACTGATGTTCGTTTCAAGAACGAAGTGGCAGCCATCCACCAAGAAGGCGGGATTATCGTGCGCGTCCGTCGGGGTCCTGAGCCTGAATGGTTCCATACCGCGTTTTGTGCCAATAGAGGCAACACGGCTGCCGTAGAGGAAATGAAAACCTTAGGTATCCACCAATCTGAGTGGGACTGGGTCGGGTCCCCCATACGAAATGTCATTTACAATGATGATACGTTATCATCGTTGCGTGACCATGTGCGTCACATTGTTGCCATGGCAGAGACATTTGAACATGATGTGCCCACTAGGCAGACTGCCGATCAAGCCATACGAATGTAGTTGACATTCTCATTGGACTACTGTATAATATATTATTATTCACCCATGTGAGGTTCCTATGAAGTTGTCCGAAAACACTGTGTCCACGATCAAGAATTTCTCCACCATTAACACCGGTCTGTTTTTCAAGGCAGGGAATGTCCTACGGACTGTCTCACCTTTCAAGACCGTACTCGCGGAAGCCACGATTGATGAAACCTTCCCTTCTGATTTTGGTATCTTTGACCTGAATCAGTTATTGTCCGTTCTGAGTTTGCATAAGGATGCCCCAGAATTGTCCATCGAAGGTAACAATCTGGTCGTTCATGGTTTCGGTGGTCGCTCCAAGATCACCTATCGTTGCTGTGATGCCACGATGATTAAAACCCCACCGGACAAGAATATCACCTTGCCCAGTGAAGAGGTTAGTTTCGTCCTCTCAGAAACAGACCTTGAGTGGGTCATGAAGACCGCAGGGGTGCTGGCCAGCCCGAACATTGCTGTGGTTGGTGCTGATGGGGCCTTGTCCTTGAGAATTCTGGATGCCCAGAATGACTCAGCCAATACTGATACCTTGGACTTGGGTCCTCACAGCGGTGCGAATGTCTACTTCTTGTTCAAGACCGAGAACTGGAAGCAAACCTCAGGCACCTATACAGTTGCCATCTCCTCCAAAGGTGTGGCACACTTCCAACATCAGTCTAGAAAGTTGGCCTACTGGATCGCCACAGAAGCCAAGAAGGCCTAATCATATCACGAAAGGAACCTCTTCCATGTCATGCCATGTCAACCAGTCACTAGAAGAAGAACTCCGGCAGGAACGACTCAGAGAAATTCAGGCGTCACGCCTGGACCTCAGGATCCAATTGCTTCAGGAACTTAGTGTCCTAGAGGGCAAAATGTCCGTGTCCACCAAGGTGGAACAGGGGCATATCTATGATTTGCTCTGTATTGTCAGGGAATTAGTGAATCGAAGGTAGGAGTAGGGGCTGTGGACAAGCAAATTGCCCGAATTTCGGTTTCTAAGTTGTTGAATTTTCAATGGCTCTAGGACAGGAATTCGGGCTTTTTGTCAAAGATGACCCCTAGTATGTCTTTTGGGGGATCGACCGTCCTAGAGCATTCTAGCGCGTTATAGAGCATTGAAAGGATTAGCATGGAAACGAATCTCAAACATGTACTCTGGGTGGAGGCCTACAGACCGGCAACAATAGAAGAGTGTATTTTACCTGATCGCTTAAAGGTACCATTCAAGGAGTATGTCAAATCAGGCATCATACCGAACTTATTATTGTCAGGCTCCGCGGGTGTCGGTAAGACCACAGTAGCCCGAGCCCTCTGTGAAGAAGTGGGATGTGATTACCTGGTCATCAACGGGAGCGATGAATCGGGAATTGATACCTTCAGAACCAAGATCAAGAACTATGCGTCCAGTCTCTCCATGACTGGGGGGCGCAAAGTTATCATAATAGATGAAAGTGATTATCTGAATCCTAACTCAACCCAACCGGCCCTGCGTGGCGCCATGGAAGAGTTTGCCGGTAATTGCTCATTCATCTTTACCTGTAATCACAAGAACCGAATCATCGAACCCCTACATTCCAGGTGTGCCTGCGTCGATTTCACCCTGCATCGCAAAGAGCAACAGGCCATGGCAGGCGCCTTCTTTACCAGGGTCAAGGGCATTCTGACCACTGAAGGCATCGACTATGAGACCAAGGTCCTTGCAGAAATCGTGAGCAAGTTTCTTCCTGACTTCAGGCGCATTCTCAATGAACTTCAGCGGCTCTCACAGTTCGGTAAGATCGATGTGGGTGTGCTCAGCCAATTGGGTGAACTGGACCTTGGGCAGATCGTGGGGTACCTGAAAGCCAAAGACTTTGCGGCCCTAAGGAAATGGGTCGGCAGCACAGACATTGAACCTGTGGTCCTGTATCGGAAACTCTATGACAATCTCTATGAGGTCCTCAAGAAGGAATCGATACCCCAGGCAATTCTACTGTTGGCCGACTATCAGTTCAAAGGAATGAATGCCGCAGATCCCCAAATCAATACCATGGCACTCCTGGTCGAACTCATGTTGAGTTGTGAGTTTATATGAAAACCAATCCTTTCGATTTCGTCAAGGAAATTCAGACCACCAAGAAAGACTTGATGGAGGATCCCCAGTATGAGAAGGAGTATGTGCCCTGGCTGGTCAACCGAGCCTTGTCCTATCAGGATGACTGTATTATGCAGGCCTCTGAGATGAACCAAAGGTCTCATATCGACCATAAACTTCAGTTTCACTACCTCTTGGGTGTTGTGCGCTCCAGGAAACGAGGGTACCCTAAGTGGTCCAAACCCGAAAAGCAAGAAGACCTTGAGGCCGTCAAACTCTTCTTTAATTATTCTGACAAGCGGGCCATGGAAGCCCTGAGAATCCTGACCCCTGAGCAACTTGAACAGATTATTGCCGTGACCCAAGAGGGAGGTACCGGTAAACATAAATAGTCCTAACAATATGAAGGGACTATATTATGGAAGACATTTTTCGAGGTACAGGTGTTGAAATTACCCTCTTCTCCCCCGATGATTTCCTCAAGGTCCGTGAGACGCTGAGCCGTATCGGTGTGGCCTCACGCAAAGAACGTATTCTCTATCAATCTTGCCATATTCTTCACAAGCGCGGTCGATATGCGATCCTTCACTTCAAAGAACTCTTTGTCCTTGATGGTAAACCCACTGATCTCTCAGAGAATGATATTGCACGCCGGAATGCGATTGCTGGTTTGATTGAGCAATGGGGTCTGGCCAAGATCCTGGATCCGACCATTCTCGGTGATGTGGCCCCCCTGCATCAGATCAAGATTATTACCCATAAAGAAAAAGCAGACTGGCAACTCATCCCTAAATACACGATTGGCAAGAAACGCAATGAAGACACCCCTTCATAATGTGTACTAAATAAATCGTAACACAAGGCCAAAATGGCAGGCGTTTTTTCCTGGATCCAGGAAAAAAGATGCTATATAGAAATAGAGATATGTTTGGATACATATCCGGAGACCTCCTGTCCCTACCTGAAGACCTCATAGATGAAGCCTAATAAGAGCCTTAGATAATCCCAACTTGCTTGAGCGACAGCGAAAGCAAGACCTTATAGAGTCGCCTTAGATAAACCTTATATCCTGCTCCAATACCTAGGTACGCATATTCTTAATTACCGATTAGGAGGTACTTTGGCTAGGCATCATATCATTCCTCGTTATGAATGGAAGGAACGATTTGGTAACCTCAAGGGAGTTAATGCACCTGATAACACGGTTATCCTCACCATGGCCCAACATGCAGAGGTACACCTCCTACTCTATGAACTGAATGCCAATGATCTGGACCTCCAGGCCTATCATGCCTGTATGGGCATCATCCTCAAACGAAACGCGAAGGCACTTCAAACGCATAAGAATGAGCGTCGAGGACGCCGCCTACCTAAACGAAGTAAAACTACTACACCAAAGAAGAAGAAACGAAAGTCCCGAACGACCTACCGGAAGTATAGAATATGAATGATTCCTTTGTCTACATATGGACAGACCTTCTCACCAGTAAACGATATATCGGGTATCACAAGGGAACTCCTGATGATGGGTATGTGTGTTCCAGTAAACCAATGCTCACGGAATATAACATGAGGCCTCAAGACTTCACCAGGGAAATTGTGGCCCAGGGCTCTCAGCCGGAGATGCACACCTTTGAGCAGGACCTTATCAAGTCGACCAACGCTCACAAGGATCCTGGGTACTATAACCAGTCCCTGGCGACAGGACCTTTTTATCAACGAGGACCTATTACCCCAGAAACCAGGTCCAAGATGAGTGTGGCCAAGAAGGGGAAGAAGGGATATCCTGTGTCACCAGAAACCAGGGCCAAGATAAGTGTGGCCAAGAAGGGGACACTTTTAACACCAGAAACCAGGGCCAAGATAAGTGTGGCCAATAAAGGGACACTTTTAACACCAGAAACCAGGGCCAAGATGAGTGCGGCCAAGAAGGGGAAGAAGGGATATCCTGTGTCACCAGAACACAGGGCCAAGATAAGTGCGACCAAGAAGGGGACACTTTTTACACCAGAACACAGGGCCAAGCTAAGTGCGGCCGCGAAGATACGCTATCAGAAATATAAGGATATTACATTATGAACTACCACAACAATCCCTTCAAGAGTATTTGCGCTTATATACACAATAGGTGGATCTGTCCCTCGCACCGTGTGACCATCAGGAACGCTGACTGCCCCAAGGGTCGGTACCGTGATGCTGATACGATCCTGCTCTATGCCGCCTTCCAGGTCCTGGTGGACTTTGTGGAGATCGAACTAGGCTCACATTGGGGTCCCTACCACTTTGAGACACCTGGACAAAAGGTCTATCGTATCATTTCAACCCTTCCTGTGCTCCACTGGTTCCTGCCCCATGGCCGTAATGTGCGCCGGGGTCTGCACCATCTCCGTTGGGCCATGAGTCTCAAGGACATGCCTTCCCAGGCCGAGTCTGCCCGTACCATCTTCATGCTCTATCGTTTCTGGACACGCTCCAGGCCTGCGAGGATCGATCCTTTTAGTACCGGTGGAGAAGAATTTGAGCGTGATAGAATTTTTAAGGACGGTCACTTTCATCTCTCACCTGAATATTCCGCGTACCTGGATTCCCAGTCACAATTGGAAGATAAATATACACAAGAAGATACGGAGATGTTGAAGATTCTTGTGGAGATACGGGGGCACCTATGGACTTAATTACACCTCATTTTTCGTATAGAGAACTGACCAGGTCTGATACGGCCCTGCGTCTGGGTATTGAGAATACCCCCACCGAGGAGCATCTCAAGAACCTGACCTTACTCTGTGTGCATGTCCTGGAACCGATCCGAAAGGTCTGGGGACCGGTCCGAGTCAATTCAGGCTATCGTTCCTTGGCCCTGAACATGAGCGTGAACCCCATGACCTCCACAATCAACAAACTGTCACGCCATTGCACGGGTCAGGCTGTGGATTTTGAGGTCGACGGGATTCCCAATGCTCAAATCGCCGCCTGGTGCCGGGATCATCTACCTGAGTATCACCAGATTATCCTAGAATTCTATACGCCTGGGGAGCCCAATTCAGGTTGGGTGCATATCTCGTTTGTGGAGGAGTTTCAGAAGAAGGAATGTCTGACCGCGTTGCGTGAGAATGGAAAAACAGTCTATCATCAAGGCTTGATCGCCTAAGATTGTATTATGGGTGTCTGAGATGAAATTTGTGATCGGTCTACTGCTTGCCTTGCTGCTCATGACCTCCCCGGTCTGGGCCCAAACTCCACCACCGATAGGCTATATCAACTGGGTTGATTGGACGGCCGTGACGCCGGCCGGTCCGGCTGGTCTGCCCACGGTGATAGGATCGATAGGTCCTGTGACAGTGACCTTTGCCGGGGATCTGTCGTTGGCGCCACAACTCGGCGCCGCAGCGGATCCTGCCTATTGGAATACCAATTCCGCCACCTATACAGGACCTGGTGTACCCTTTCCTCCTTCCAATAAAGATGTGATTCGATTTATCGGAGGTCCTACAACAGGGACCCAAACCTTGACCTTTTCTCAACCGGTCACGAATCCTGTGATGACCCTCTTAAGTCTCGGTGGTCTCTCGACCGTGCAGATGAATTTTGGTAGCCAGCCCTTTGAGATCCTGAAAGTTGGTCCAGGTCACTTCGGTAATGGCACATTGACGCGAACCGGGAACATTCTTGAAGGTCGTGAAGGTAACGGCCTGATTCGTTTTCTTGGTACGATGTCCTCCATTTCCTGGACGACCCCGGCCGTGGAAAATTGGAGTGGATTCACCATCGGCCTTGATCCTGGCATGCCTGCGATCAGCCCCACGGCGCCACCTGTCGGTCGCAGTATCGCGGTCTCGAAAGTGGGGACCGGTACAGGTGTGGTCACGACCAGTGTGGGGAATGTCACCTGTGCGATTGCCCCGGCACCAGTCGTGTGTCTCTCGACCTTCCGATTGAAAGTGGGTACACCTGTCACGATCACCGCCACGGCATCAGCAGGATCAGTGTTTGCGGGTTGGGTGGGATTACCTGTGGCCTGTGCGCTCACCTCCTGTCAGTTTACGATGCCCAACCAACATGTACAGGTACGGGCCACCTTCAAGTTGGCTATACCAGTGGTCCCTGATACGGTCGCTCCAACCGCCCCTATCCTTCGTGGCTATGCTCATAGCCCGACGATTCTGCAACTAGAATGGCCTCAGGTCACCGATAATGAAGGGGTGCACTCCTTTACTCTCCAACGCTGTGTGGGGGTATCGAGTACCTGTAATCCATGGACTGTTGTTGCCTCAGGTATTACAGCATTGACGTTCCTTCAGGGAGGTCTCCTGGCCAATACCGATTATGTCTATCGACTACAAGCCCGTGACTGGGCAGGGAATCTCTCTGCGTGGTCGGAGATACTGACCCTGAAGACCCCAGCCACAGGCACGGTGGCCTGGTCGCTGAATCCGGCCAGTGTCAGTGTCACGCGGCAAACAACCGAAGACCCTAATGCCCCCGATCCTCGCTTTGTGGTCAGCATTGTGAATACCGGTACCGCGGGGCTGACCCTCTCATGGTCCACTCCTGTGGCATGGATTGTGGATGTGGTTCCAGCGAATGGACAACTCACCATCGCTCCAGGTGCCACAGGGTTCTATAGTTTTGCGGTGTCCAAGACGCCTTGGGGCTGTGTCGGGGGATGCCCTCTTCCCCCTCAGTTATATACAGGCTCCGTCTCGATTGCTGGTGGGGCCTCCACGAAGGCCTTCTCGGTCACGATGCGTCTAGAAACCCCAGGCACCCCTGTCTTGGTCTTCACGACCCCTGTGGTGTCGGCCACCATGGTGCCCAACCAGGGGGCATCAATCAGTCTACCTGTTCAAAATACAGGTCTCGGTACGATATCGTTTCTCGCCTCAGAAGCCATCCCATGGCTCACGACCCCTGCTGGTCCTGGAATACTCACAGGACCTTCACAGGTGGGAACATCAGTCTTGACCCTCAATACCGCAGGGATGGTTCCTGGCACCTATACAGGCACGGTGACGATGACACCGATTGCACCATGGGCGTCTATTGCACCAATCACTGCCACAGTGAATCTGACTGTGGTGCCGCCGGCGACGATTGCGCTGGATACAACAAATGTCACGATCCAGGGGCAAGTGACCTTACCTAATCCTCAAGGATTCAGTGTCACGGTGTCGAATGTTGGTACAGGGATAGGGGTGATGTCTTGGACTGCCACCAAGTCTGCCACATGGCTCTCTGTGTCACCGGTGTCAGGTACGGTCGCCACCGGTGGACCTGGAGTCAGCATCCTGCTGGCTGGATTACTACCTGGTACCTACACAGGTACCGTGTCGATTGCGTCCCTTGGCGCGTCAAATTCTCCTCAGATTATTACCGTGACACTCGTGGTGCTTCCGGCTCCAGTGCCAGGCAAGATATCAGTCGCATGGGATGGTTTACCGGTACCTATGTTGAATGCTGACGGGACCGTGTTGATGAATCATGGTCCGCCATTGCTCAACCCTGATGGCACACCAGTGCTGAATCCAGATGGTACAAATGTGTGGGGACCCGGCACACCGGTGACCGTCTCAGGCTATCATGTATGGCGCTCCTTAGTGCCTGGTGTCTATCCAATAGGACCACAGAACTTCTCTCCCACTTGGAACCTGGGTCCTCCAGTAGGTACCGTGTTGTACGGCACCAATACCTTCACGGATACCACGGTGTTTATCGGGACTACATACTACTATGTTGTGACTTCGTTTAATGATGCAGGTGATAGTCTTCCGTCGAATGAAGTGTTTATCTTGGTGACTCCTGCGACAGGGGCACCCTAATGCCCTGGCATCACATTATTCCGAGACATGAATGGAAGAAGCGGTTTGGAAACTTTGATGGATTCAATGTGAACGATAACCTTGTGAACTTGAGTCTCGAAAATCATACCCAAATTCATATGAGGTATGGATTAGAAGGATCGAGGTATGATTTGATCGCCGGCAAGGCCATGATGGGGCTGATAGACCATGAGGAAGCAAGGTTAGAAGCGGTGCGTGTGTATAATAAATCGGAAGCCAATTCAATCCAGGCGAGGGGTAATAAGAATGCCTTAGGATCTAGAGGTTCAAAAGAAAAATGTGAGGCTCAGTCTAAAAGAATGTTGGGAAATACTAGGTCCAAAGGAAATAGATTTCATCATGAGACGGTGGAATGTCCACACTGCCATAGAGTAGGAGGACAAGGTGGTATGGTTAGGTGGCATTTTGATAAATGTAAAAGGAGAATATTATGGAAATGATTTACGGAACATTCGATTTTTTACAGATCATGGGGGCCGTGAAGACAGGGGTCAAGACACCCCAAGCCCAGATTGATCTCTATGAGAAATTGGTACATGAGGAATATAAAGAATTCTGTGAGTCCAAAACCGAAGAAAATAAACTCAATGAGACCATGGATCTGATCTGGGTCCTTATTGGGTATGCGATCACCAGGGATTGGGATATTCCAGGCGCCTGGCAGGAGTTGTATCGTGCCAATATGGCGAAACTGGTGTTCGATGAGGATGGGCAATTGAAGCGCCGACCTGATGGAAAGATCCAGAAGCCTGATGGTTGGAAGAAGCCGAATTTCAAAAAATACTTGAATCGGGACAATCGAGAGGCTATATAGAGAGGTAGTGTGACGGTTCTTATTAACAAGGAGGGTTCATAACATGGGTGATATCAGATTATTGGTATTCAACAATGGGTTACAGGTGCTGGGTGAACTGGGTGAAAAGGATGCGGCGCTAGGTACCGTGACGATCAAGAATCCTGTTCAATTGGTCAATGTGCCTATGACCCCTGCCGATCAGAAAGAGGGGAAGGCAGGATTGGCCTTTGCACCATTCCTTCGTTATACCGAAGAGTGGGAAACAGGTGTGGTGGTATTCTCCAGGGATGTGCTGACCGTGAACACACCGGTACGTGAACTCCTGAATGCCTATAACGCGCAATTCGGCAGCGGATTGGTCTTGCCCACAGGCCTGCATAGCGTCTAATTCTGCTTGCATTTTCCACTGGAGTATGATATAATCTTGTATGAAATTCTACACGAATGTACAATGTCAGGGAAATTTTATCTACTACCGAGGGGTCGAGAATGGTCGGCGGATACACCAGAAATTGGAGTATAAGCCGACCCTTTTTGTGCCTTCTAATGCTCCAGAAGTAGAGGGTC